ATTTGTAAGGGGGACTTCATAATGGCTAAAAGAATAAAAATATATTTTCCTGATGGAGATCAAGAGATGGAAATATTTGATGACCAACTAGACAAATATCTTGCAAAAGGTTTTAAGAAAGATAAAAAAGAAGATAGACCTCTTTCAAAAAATGATTTAGAAGAAGAGGAAATAAACATAATAGAGGAGTAAATTATGGCAACTCAAGTAGGAACAAGTGGGGTTGTAAAATCTGGTGCTAATGCGATTGGAGAAGTAACTGCTTTCACTCTCAATCAAACTATGGACACAGTAGAAGATACAGCTTTAACTGACTCAAACAAATCTTATAAAGTGTTAAGAGGAGACGCAACTGCAACTGTAGAATGTCATTTTGATAATGACGATACTGCTCAAGAGGCTCTTGATGTAGGTAACACAGCAACTTTAGAATTATATCCAGAGGGTGCTGATAGTGGAGATGAATATTTTACAGGTACAGCTATTGTAACAGGTAATGATGTTTCAGTAACTATGGACGGAATTACAAGCAGAACTTTCTCTTTCCAATTTACAGGTGGAGTAGCAACAGCAACAGTATAATAATTTGTGGTAGACAAAATAGATTTTTTTGAGGGAGTCAAATCTCATTTTGATTCTCTTGAAGTAAAAATAATTGAAGTTCCTGAGTGGGGTCTTGAGGGCGATAAAGCTATGTATGTAAGACCCTTTACCATGAAAGAAAAAGCCAGATTATTTAAAGGTGCAAATAATTCTGATCTAAATGTTTTAGTAGAAGTTATAATTGCAAAAGCTGAAACAAAAGAGGGAGAGAAGATGTTTGACATTGGTCATAAGCCTAAATTTATGATTAAAGCTGATACTGATGTTATTTCAAGAGTTGCACAAGAAATACTTTCACAAGACGAATTTTCAGACATTAAAAAAAAGTAAATTCTGATCCTGACCTTTACAACATTTTAGCATTAGGCGAAAGATTACATATGTCAGTAAGAGACATATTGCAAATGCCTGTTCAAGAGTTTAATATGTGGATAGCTTATTTTCAAATACAACAAGAAAAGGCTGAACAACAACAAAGGTTGAATAAAAGATAATGGCTACAAAAAAAGTAAATATTGACATTATTGCAAAAGATAAATCGCAAAGAGCATTAAAATCAGTAAGAGGTAGTTTAGACAGAGTAAGATCATCAGTATTTAATGTTCGTAATGCTTTAGCTGGTCTTGGTGCTGGTTTAGTTATTAGAAACCTTGTTAATACAGGTAAAGAATTAGAAAATTTACAAGTAAGATTTAAGTTTTTATTAAAAGATGCAAATGAGGGTGCTAAAGCATTTAAAAATCTAACAAAGTTTGCATCTGAAGTTCCTTTTTCATTAGAAGAAATACAAGCTGGTTCAGGCATTTTAGCTACAGTTACCGATAATGCAGATGAACTACAAAAAATGTTAGAGATAACAGGAAATGTAGCGGCAACAACAGGTTTAGATTTTAGAACTGCGGCTGAACAAATACAACGATCTTTTAGTGCTGGTATAGGTGCGGCTGATTTATTTAGAGAAAAAGGTGTAAGAAATATGCTTGGCTTTAAAGCTGGTGCAACAGTTTCTATTGAGGAGACAGTACAGGCTTTTGAAAGAGTGTTTGGAAAAGGTGGACAGTTTGGTCAAGCAACTGATGAATTAGCACAAACTCTTGACGGAACTTTGTCTATGATTGGAGACTCATTTTTTAAATTTAAAAAAGATATACTAGATGCTGGTTTTTTTCCTGAACTTAAGAGACAGTTTGGAGACTTAGATAAATTTTTAAAAGATAATGAAGATCAAATTACAGAAACAGCAAAATTAATAGGAGAAAATTTAGCTGGTGCATTACAAAAAATTGTTAAGTTTGGAAAAACTGCGGCTAATAATTTAGAATTATTTGGTGTTGCTTTATTAGGAGTAGTTACACTTTTAAGTCCTCAACTTGGTGCAATAACAGCTTTAGGAGTCTCAATAGCTTTTCTAGCAGATAAATTTCAAGATGCAAAATTAGCGGCTATTGGAATTAATGAAGAGTTTAAAAATATGGAATTTTTTGAACTCATGGACAAAGTAAAGGATCTAAATAAACAATTAGAAATAAATAAAGATAAATTACTTGAATTAGAAGATGTTGGCCCTTTTGATATTCAAGGAATAAATCAGCATGATGCAGTTGTCCAAGCATACAAAGATGAAAATGCACTTATTCATCAACAAATAGCAATAGCTAAAAGATTAATTAAAGAAAAATTAGATTTAGGCGATGCTATTGAAGTTCAAGAACTAAAAGTTGTATCTTTAATGGAAGCAGAGCAAAAGGCTTTAGAAGAGTCTATAAAAATGAATAGAAGAAAAATGGAAATGAATAAAATTATTGCTCAAGCAGAAGCTGATGAAAAAGTAAGAATTAATAAATTAGGTTTAGATATGATACATCAAAACACAAAAGACTCTTTAAGAGCAGTAAGTGGTTTAAATAGAACTGCTTTTGAGGCATTTAAAAGATTTCAAATAGCTGAAGCTACAATCAATGCAATAAGTGGTGCGGCAACAGCATTTAAAACATTTGCTGGTAATCCTTTTATGGCTACATTTGTTGCGGCTAGTCATTTAGCAAAAGGAATGGCTTTAGTTGCACAAATTAAATCTACAAGTTTTAGAGAAAAAGGTGGTCCTGTATCTCAAGGCAAACCATTTATTGTTGGGGAAAAAGGTCCTGAAATGTTTGTGCCAAATCAATCAGGAAATATAATTGCTAATAATAAAATGGGTGCTAGTCCTGTTAATGTTACATTTAATATCAATACTGTTGATGCAAGAGGCTTTAATGAATTATTAACTAATAGTAGAGCAACCATTGTTAATTTGATAAATGGTGCTGTAAATGAAACAGGAAAACAAGCAATAGTATGAGTGGCGCATTACCTGATGTTGATTTTAAAGCTCTCAACTTTACAAGTGAACAAAGAACTTTGCGTAGTACAACGGATAGTGGCAAAACTTTTCGTAGGCAAATTGATGGTCAAAGATGGGCATTTACTCTAAGCTATCCATTAAAAACAAGAACAGAGTTTGCACCAATACAGGCTTTCATAATAAAACAAAGATCAGGCAAAGAAAATTTTACTATCACTTTTCCAAGTTATTTTAATGCTCAGGGTTCAGAAACAGGAACAGTAAGAGTAAATGGTTCTCATACTGCTGGAGATACGACAATAACAGTTGATGGTCATGCTGGAGATACTGCTGGTTCTTTTAAAGCTGGAGACCTAATAAAATTTGCAAATCATTCTAAAGTTTATATGATTGTTGAAGATGTTACACCAAGTTCTAACGCATCAACACTAACTATAGAACCGCCTCTTGTTAATACACTAGCAGATGATGAACAAGTTAACTACGATAGCCTTACATTTACAGTTCATCTTAATTCTGATGTGCAAGAGTTTGGAACAAATACTATTGATAAAGATAATAATATTTTAATTAATTATGAGTTTGATGTTATTGAGAGTTTGTAATGGCAAGAGGATTATCAAGTGCTGTAAAAACGGAGTTAGCTACAGGTAATATAGCACCTGTTCATTTAATAGATTTAAACTTTGCTACACCATTATTCATTACTGATTGCAGTTTTGCTTTAACTTCAAGTATATCAGGTAGTTCAAGAACATATACTGCATCAGGTCATTTGTTAAATATCGGTAATACTCAAGAGGGTTCAACACCTATAAAAAACTCATTTAACTTAACATTGTCAGGAGTAGATCAAAGTTTTATTTCTATTGCCTTAAATGAAAATATTATTAATTCTACTGTTCAAATATACAGAGCATTTTTAAATAGTAGTAATGCAATTATATCTGACCCTTTTTTATTATTTGATGGTTTCATAGATGAGTATTCAATAGAAGATGATACGACAACTTCAGCTATAGGATTAAATATTACTTCTCATTGGGGTAATTTTGAAAAGGTATCAGGTAGAAGAACAAGTGATACTTCACAACAAAGATTTTTTAGTGGAGATAAAGGTTTTGAATTTAGTGCATTGACAGTTCAAGATATTAGATGGGGTAGAGAATAATGGGTTTAAAAAGTTTAGTTAATAGATTTATTCCACCAGTAGTAGGTAAAGCTATAGCAAAATTTCTTCCTTTTTTAAGTCCTATACTTTCATTTGTATCTATTGTTTCTACAGCAATCACTTGGCTTAGAAAACCTGATGAACCAGAATTTAATTTTGATAGCACCCCAGAGAATATTGCAAAAGGTGTTCTAGTAAATAAAACCTCAGCCAACGGACAAATACCTGTAATTTATGGAACAAGAAAAGTTGGAGGAACTATTGCTTTCCTAGAGACTTCAGGAACAGATAATCAATATTTATATATGGCTTTGATACTTGGAGAGGGAGAGATAGACGATATAACAAAAATATTTGTAAATGATAACGAAGTT